GCAACATTTTTATTGCCAGTAGTTGTACCTTTCATTGATTCATAACCAATCGCAGTATTATTACTATGTGAATTTCCTGATACTCCCATTAATGCCTCATAACCAAAGGATGTATTAGATGTACCAGTTTCATTATATCTTTGTGAACCTGTACCAATAGCATTGTTACCTGCACCACCATTTAATTGATTTAAGGCTCTCCAACCTATTGCAACTGTATGGCTTGAGTTAGTATTAGTGTACATACTCCCAACGCCAAGAGATACATTGTTCCCCCCTGTAGTATTTGAATATAAACTTTGAAGTCCTAATGATACATTACTCCCACCAGTAGTTATACCTTTCATTGATTGAACGCCAACCGCAGTATTGTCATTATGAGAGTTACCTGATACACCTTTTAATGCCTCAAAACCAACAGATACATTATTACCACCAGTTTGATTATATCTTGAGGCTTGTTGTCCTACTGCTGTGTTTTGACTTGCAGTTGTTTGGCTGTTTAATGCTCGACCACCTAATCCAGTATTATTACTGCCAGTTGTTATTAATTCTAATGATTTATATCCTACGGCAGTATTCGCTCCTCCAGTCGTAACTGGAAACATACTTTTATAACCCACAGCAGTATTGTAGCTATTAGAATTGCCCGACGTTCCTTGCATTGCACTATGCCCTACTGATGTATTTTGCTGACCAGTTACATTGTTATAACTGGCATTAGAACCAATAGCAACATTATATGCCCCCTGATTTTGAGAGTACATAGCTTGTTCACCTACTGCAACAAATCCGCTTCCTGTGGTCTCACTGTATAGTGCTTCTCTACCTAATGCAGTATTAGTGCCACCAGTAGTTAATGATTTTAAACTTTCAATCCCAACCGCTACATTATTATCGCCCTGCGTTAATGAATATAATGATTTATACCCAACACCTACATTATTAGTAGCATTGTCTAAAGTTCCACCATTAGCTCTATACTATACCCAGCCCCATCAATAAGCGTTCCAATTTTCATTATTCCAACATTGCCTTCTGCTGTTATACTATGATGATTGGTTGAAGTACCTGCATTGCCAAAGTGTATAGATTTAACATCAGCAACAGCATCTCCGCTAAGTTTCATATCAGCACCAGCTGAATTAAAAATCTGCAAATCATAGGCAGGAGCAGTAGTTCCAATACCGACAAGACCAGCAGAAGTAATTGTCATTGCTGTCGTATCAGTACCACTAGTTTTATAATTTAATTTTAAGCCACTAGTGTTATTATTGGTGTAGACTGATTCTATTGCCTTATAAGCAGATGTGCTTCCACTAGTAAGAAACCCAAGCGAACCAGCGTGACCAGCTAATATATTAAAGTCTGACATATTACTAGATATACGGTGATTACCATTTACATCGTGCCTTAATTCTATGATTTTTGAAGCATCAGAGTTTTGATGTGTCATCCCATCTCTTGATTGCAAATAATGCCACATTGTAGCTGTCCAATACACATTGTAACCCTCTCCGTATATGTGAGAATTAGATGTACCAACAAATCTTAATTTGTTACTTGTGCTGTTAGCATTTACTGGAAGTATGACTAGATTATTAGTTGTATCTACAGCCATTACATCGCCACCGTCAGATGTTTTTCTTACTAGAAATGCTTCAGTGTCTGTTTTCTCTATTACTTGAGTACCTTGAACTATTTCATCAAAGGAAAATGTAGTGCCACCGCCCTCTACTTTTAAATCACCAGTGATTGTTATATCACCATCTATTTGACCGCCTTTACTTAAATCCGGAGTGACAGCACTCCCCATTCCACCAATCATTATATCTCCACGATCCGCACTGATCCAGTGCTAGTTGTTGTACTGTTATGGTTGAAATACACTGTATTGCCTAGTCCTCTAGGCACAGTGAAAAACATCATTGTGTCTTTTGGAATAATCATATCATTAGATGCGTTGACATCCTGACCACTATCTGCACTAAAATTAAAATGCAAAGCCACTGAGCTATGAACTGCTATAGTTGCAGTTGTCGCTGCAAGCGCTACATGTATTGAATTATTAACATTTGCACTACTGCCACTAGCAGTGGCTGACTTCACTGTCCATGTACCGCCAACTGTAGCGTTTAATGCTTCCTGAACTGAGCGTTTATGTAGATTAGCCATTAGCTCGATCTCCTATGTACAATTGCGAAATCTCCACTAGCAACCGTAACAGCAGACCAATTGCCATAAATTGTTTGACCAGCTTTAATTGTAACAGATGACAATGAATCCCATATATCTGTATCTGAACTTGTAGCAGACACAACCGCATCCACTGACAAAGCAGTGATTGCGACGTATGTATGAGCGTTTACGGTGGCGTTGGTGACATAATCATAGCCACCGCCTGCGGTGATGATGTTTAGCGCTTCTTGCGCGGTATAACGATGTAAATTACTTGTTGCCATTTTTTCTCCATCTCTAAGGTATTAGCAGACCGTGAACGAGACATAAATAAGAATATTATTTCTTAAATATCTTCTTCAATTTTTTCTTTGGTTCAGATTTAACAATCTTCGGCCCACCAAATTTGTTTTTTATTACGTGATAACCCTCATCAACAAGCTTCTGCGCTTCTTCGCGCGTGCTAACATGTTTGGTGTGGTTTTCTTTATTAAGTATAATCATAAGTATCTTTCATATATTGCACTGGGCGATGACAAAGCACCGCCCAGCTTGATTGCATGTGGTTTATGAGTTTAAGAACTCGATACCCTTAACATGGTTACTAGTAGTAATTACCGCACCATAAATGATGTCAGCAACAACTTTTGTACCCAGGTAAGAAACATCGTACGCGCTCTGAATACGAATATCCTGCTGCACAGCAACTGCAATTGCAGATTTGTGTACAAGATATCCTACTTCAATGCCGTCACTAGATGTTGTTGGTATCAATGAGCTAGTAAAAACTGGAATACCAAATAGTAAACCAACTTCACCAGTTCTCATTGCTGCATTATCAGCACCAAAACCAATACCAGCAGAAGTGCTAGTTGATCCTGATACACCAGCAGCAACAAATGCTCTAGAGTTTAAAAGATCAGCGTAGATAAGTGGATTCACAAAGAATGCACACTCTTCTTTTGGAATATCGTTAGATAACAATGTTCCAATTGCTGTTTCAACATCAGCATTTGACATGCTATTGTTAGCTGCCAAGTCCTGAGTTGTACCAAGTGTTTGAAGCAATGCTTCAATTTTGGTATCGACCGCTTTTGCAAGTGCATAACCCATTGATTGAGCGTACTTATCAAAAAGTTGCTCGTTGGATTGAACCATCGCAATATCTTCAAATAATTTTGCAGAATATTTGTGTTGGTCAATCGCAAGATCAATGTCTGTTTCTACGTTTGCAGTATAACTAACAGCAGTGTTTGCCGCTTTGTCATCTGTTGCAACTTCTTGCATCGTAGGAATGTGCAATACATCTCCACGTCCTTGAACAAGAGAACTGTAGTCATCAAAAAATGGTTTGAAAACTAAATTCTTCTCGAAATAACGATATACTCCTGCACCCCACAATTCAGGTACGAAAACATCAATATCTGATTTTTGGGTTACATCACCAGTAAATCCATAATAATTAGCCATTATAGCTCCTTTTTATTATTTAGCTCTCCGATACTGATCTATAATCTTGCTCCAGTTTTTCTTTCTATCTGTATCGCTCATCTTTGTCCAGTCTTCTTGAACTTCATTTGCTGGTACAGCAGGATTATTAGCTATTGGTATCTTCGGCTGTTGAACAATTTTACCATGTAACGCTCGAAGCTTGGCCATAGGCAAGTCTCCAAATGTCTCACGGTCTTCTATACTAAAGTCATTCAGTATCTGCTCTCGCATATCTGCTTCGTCTTTCATTGCTCGTTCCACAATTGGTTCAAGTTCTGAAAGTCTAGCAGCACGCTCTTCCGCAAGAGTTTGCCATTCTTTTTTGGCTTCTAACTCTTTAGTGCGCTGAGCTTCTGCTTTTTTCTGCATTTCAGCAAGTTCAGCTTCTGCTTTTTGACTTCTTGCCCTGTATTTCTTTGATTCTGCGATCAAGTCTCCAACTTCAGGGTTTGTTGGTTGATCCTGTGTTTGTTCGGCCACCGCCTCTTGAGCTACTGCTTTTTCTACTGGTGGTCGCTCGACATATGGTTTGTCACCAGGCGCGTTCTGCACATTATCTTCAGACATACTGTCTCCTTTTCATTACAACATGAACTTTAATCGTTGGCGTGAAATATTTTTTAAATTTTTTTGAGTATTCTTAGCAAACATATTTACTATCTCTTTTTGCACCATTGGCCCTACTCTATTACTCCCAGCGATGACACGCGTCTTATTATTCTTTGCTAGTTTATGACCATCTTGATTGTGCTTGATACCATATTTAATTTGTAATTCCGGAGCCGTTCTTGTTGAGACAACCTGAAACTTGCTTAACATTTTACCAGTTAAGGTTAAGTTTGGAGGATTTACTTGTGTACTAATTTGCTTTGCAAATCCTTTATTACGTTTTTTACTTGCATATGATTTAGAATATTTTTTAAAACGCTTACCAAACGCATCTATGCCTTTACGAGTTTGCTCAATATGCGTGTTGCGAATTTTATTAGCAGATTGAGACAAGTCTTCTTTTTTAAACTTCAATAATCCTCGTAATAGTCCTGGTATTTTTTCTTTAGCCATCGGCTACACCCCATTGATGACGGCAACGAAATCCGCCCCTAAAAATAAATCCATCTGATTTAATTGATGTAATTTCGCTTTTTGTAAGTGGTGACTGATTTAAGTATCGCTTACACACTGCACGATTTTTATCATCACGAGGGCCTATGTACTCCCATAAGGTATTCTCAGGTAAATCTTCAGCCATTGTAGCAATTACGCTTTGTTCGTATGTTGCTAACATTGTCGTAATAACAGCATCCGGACGACTGCCGCCAATCATGCTTGTCATTAATGCTTTCATTTCAGTTTTGGATAAGTTATTAGCCACTCCTTGAGCTATGGTGACTTGCACATTACTGGCAATATTATTAGTCAGATTTAATACCATTGTTTGCTGAATATTTCTTAATGCCACCAGTTTTGCTTCAGTGGTAGCACCAAAAAAGGGTAAATTATCTAAAATAGCATCACTAGCAGCCATATAAGCACTAATACCTTGAGAAAGCTGTAAGTCCTCAATGAAATATGTTGAAATATCTAACGCTGCAATAAATAGTAGTATTTCCTCTGCGGATAAACCATCTTGCTCTAATTGCTCAATATCATTTAAAAAATCGTCTTGAGCTTGGTCTAAACTTGCTAAATATGCTTCTAGGGCCTCATCAATCGGCATTTTGCAATCTATTTAATAATCGATTTACTGGTTGGTCTTCTTCTTCTTTAGGCTCTTCGTTTAATCTTGATTCAAATTCTGCGCGTTGCTCCGGAGACGCATCAGGATTCATATAGTCAAAATAATCTTGCTTACTTGCTAATCCCTGCTCAAAGCGCCATGTCCACAATGAAATCTCAGTATCAGGTGTGAGAGCATAATTTGGCTCTAAGAAATCAACTGAATACTCTTCGCCAACATCTACTCCTGCTTCTACTCTGAGAATTTCTCTATCTATTTTGTAGCGCTTTTGTTCCCAGGGCCTCCAAGTGTCTTCTTTCTCGCCAGTAGTTATATCTCTCGCCTCCATTTCGAGTATACTTAAACTCGATGCGGATGGCGCATTTCCTGCGTCGTCTCGTGCGTATTTGGCTCTTATATGGTTATTGTTTAATGTAGATTCAACAAAAAATCTTGTAGCATCTACAATCTCAGCAAGTGATCCACCGCTATTAGTAACGCCAAAGTTTGCGCCTTCTGGTAGATAAAGTATCTTGTCTGTCCCAATCTGAATCCTACTTGCGTCATCGACACCAGCAACAAATTTTATACCCATTGCACCATACCTTACACAAATTTCAAGCTCTAACATCGCAACATTTAGTGCTAAATCGGCTTTCGCTACATCCATTGCGTTTTTAACGCTATTAAAATCTCGTATTGGTGGGTAGCGATGGCAAAATGTGACTGGCAATACGCCATATGGATTAATATCTCCATTATTTACACTAATCTTTGCTCCATGCTCATCTAAAAGGTAATGCTCACCCTGATATCCAGGGCGAGATTCTGTCCATACAGCATGCAATGGCATATCATTTCTTGCGTTACCTTGATACTCAATAGGATAACATACGCCAATAGGCTTGTCTCTGCTATCTCCAGCAAGAAACAATGGTTCAAAGTGAGAAAGTATCTCATATTCAAGTTTTTGATCTAGCTCATTCCATTTTGAGCGAAATGCCATAGAACCTAATAAAAATGTTAAGCGTTCAAGCAGCCTGCGCTGCGCGTTAAGACTATGGACATTAACGGAGGCATGGTAGGTGTCCGAAGCGCGCATTCTTGGAGGGCGCTTATAAGTCATTGACCTAACAGCGCAGACTCTTTGCGTAATATTAGAATTTATAATTGGCGCTTGTTGTAATGTCTCTTTACTAAAATATTGTGCGATATAACCCTCAATATTGATACCTTCGTACCAATCCATGAGGTAATCACGCTCTCTTACGCGCTCATCTTCGATGTAGCGTAGTTTTTTCTTTAATGAATCTGCAACCGCACCTTGCGATAAATCAGGAATTGTTACCATATATGTTTTACCAATCTATTACACCAGCCATTCTACTCTTTATAGGAAAAAGATTACAAATTAGGTAACGCAGAGCATCATTAACGTGATCATGTACTCCATCTTTGAGAGGCTCTTCCTTAATGGTTTGGTCTGCTTTGTTTTCGGGATAGCGATAATTTTGATAGCTTGCAATGGAGCCTTTGCACTTACTCGAAACAAAAAAATGCGAGTCTCCATTCGCGTCTTCAAACCATCTACGCACATGAGATACGCCATTTACTACGTTCCTTGTCATTGCATCTTTACGAAAACGTACTCGCATACCTTTGCGCCAAAATATCTGTATATCTGAAATGCCTGACTGGCTTGACCTACCGCCACCAGCAGGATCGCCAAAATACGCAACAACATTGTACGGTAATTTGCGGACTCGCTCGGCTAAATCTTCTGTTTTAATGTTTTCTACCATTGCTATTTCGTCAATTTGATAGATAGTTGGCAATCCTTTGCTCTTGTTATCCACTTGGCAGACAACAACGGCCGGCTTGCGGTAGCCGAAATCGATGCTAACGTAGGTTGGTAGACTTGGATTGTACTTGAGGTTTGTTTTTGTGTGTATATCATCGGAGTATGGGTAACACTTTCCTGAGAAGCTCGTGAATTGAGCTTCATATTCTTGCCGATAAGTTTCATCTGTTAATTCCTTTTTTAAATCTTCTATTTGGTCTTTAAAGAACGGTGATTCACTGCTTGGGTGTTGCCAGCTTTCCCAGTCTGCGAATTTCTCATCACTACCCCTAGACCATAGCTTGTGCCACCAGTTAAAACCACGTGGTGTGGAAACCATCAAGCACCAGCCTTGACGGTCGGATAGTGTTGGGCGCAAATATTGTTCCCATATAAGTTTGTTTGAAAGCGCGGCGGCTTCATCAATTACAAGATAGTCAATGCGATAAGTGTAGTAGATTGCCCCCCAACTATTTAGTCGAGGGGCAACCTACCTTCTCCAATAAGTGATTCCGGAGAATCCGCCGACTTGACCGACAGCTCCGAGTTAAGGCCAGCAAGTTTCATATAGTACAAATCGCCATTAACCTCTTTCTTGTTCTCAATAGGCAATTTGAGCTTGACCATAATATCTTCTTTAATAATTCGTGCAATCTTTTGCGATAGGTTGTAGCTGGGTGATACAATCCAGCCACGCGTATTAGGTGTTAAAAGCCAGGGAAGTATTTCATATGCGGCTGAGTAAGACTTGCCCGAGCGCCTACCTTGACAATTTATGCGAAATCTTTTTGTACTAGAGTGTATACTAAGCTGTTGCGGAGTCGGTTCGTACCCCACCAGCTTCCACAATTTCTCTTTGTGAGCTATCTGCTTGATCATCCATTGGGTTACCTTGAAACCCTACTTCTTTTAAAACTGCTTCCAGGTTGCCAGTCATGTCGACTTGTGATTTGTCTGTTTGGTTTAAAAAATTCTTTCCCAGGAATATAAGAAGTGCCGTATTTCCACTTTGAGCGTGTTTCCACTGCAATTGACGCAAAGAAAGCTTCATCTCTTCTCTGCCTTGTTGGTATTCTGTAGCGTATTTTTTGCGAATATTGGACTCTGCGCATCCAAAATACTTACCAATATCAATATAATTACATCCAAAGCTCGCTAACATGCGAACTTTTTCAGCAGTAACTCGTTCTTTTGTGGCTGTCTTAGGCTTGGGCATATACTTATAGCTTGTTCGTTGACATAAAGAGCTTACTACACTTAGCCATAGTGCGGAGCCAGTATGTTTTAGCACTGGATTCGCTAATGCCTAGTGCATCTGCGATAATGGGAAATGTATGTTGCATAATACGCATTTTAAATACCTCACGTTCTCGCGGTGACAGCTCATCGTATAACTCATGTGCTGCAAGTTGTAACCAGCGATCTTCAGGCTCCAAAAAGGCACTTTGAAAGATTGCCATTTTTCTAGCATAGTCTTTTGATCGCGTAACTGCCCTGACTAAGCGTTCCGCATCTGCATCTGTCAGTTCAACCCAATTCATGTTGCGCTAATGTAACGCTGTGGGGGTGTTCACAAAAAGAGAAAAAAATTTTTAGGGAGCATGTGAATAGTAGAAAAATGCTTGTCCTTGTGGTAGCAGTCATAATTAGATTGTTAATCTAATGATTCACGACGAGAGCGCAAGCATTGTAACAACATGTAACAAGGGTTTATAAGTGCGCCAATAATCTTTTTATATAGTTCTATTGCAATATTGCTTTGCGTAGAATGTTCACAAATAATTGGTTTTATTGTTGCATTAGCGTTAAATTATAGCATAATAATTAACTAATTACGAGAGGTTAGAAAATGAATAAAGACATAAGAAAACATATTCAATATGTAACATCGCAAGACTATATAGTGGAGCGTTATCCTAATTGCAAAACATATTTCAAAGAGTCAACGCATATTGATTTTGATCAGTTAGGTTTTAAAGATAGTACGTGGTATAATGATGAATGTCCATCATTTGCATTAGATGGTGAGGGGTATAAAAGTGTGCAATGTTTTATAGGTGAGGACACTTGGGAATATTTAGAAGATGGATTGCATCGCTATGAATTATACATTGATGATGATTGTGTTTATAGTTCTATGGAGTTACCTGAAATGTATGGCTTTATAAAATCCAATCTTGATTTATTTAAGTCGTTAGCAAATGGCGATGAGCAAAAGCGCGAGATTGTTGAGCAAAAACTAGAGCTAGAACATAGCATTACAATATTAGAAGAAATAAAAGAGCGTTTACATAGTGAAATATTTTACGATTCTAATTGGGTTGAGGGTGATGGATATGACCAAAGCGATTTTATAATTGGCGTAGATATAGCAATTAACAAATTAAAAAAAGAGAGGAAATAGAATGGACACATTAATTGATGTTTATGACAATGATATTTTAATTGAGTCATTATACCAATTTGAACCACCTGAAGAAATGGCAATTAGACTCTATATTGTTTATTGTGGTTGCACCAATAATCTTTTATTAAATGAAGACGAAATAATTAAAGGTCAAATCTTGCGATACTTACCACACCAAATAACGCTTGAATTAATCTATAAAATATTTGATGAATTTTACAGTGAAGATATTAATCGAGATTATGCGTTAAATGTATTTGAAGAGTTTCAAAGAATATTTGTAAAACAAGGTTAACTGACGAGCGATGATATTTCGCGAAACACTCAATTGGCGTTGAGTGTCTTAACCACAAAGAGAGGAAACAAAATGAAGACAAACTACAACATAACATTAAAAGATAAGTCGATTTTATTAAATCACTTGCGAGGCATTGAAGTGAAATACATGCCACCAACCAATCACAAAGGCGCAAGAATTAAGATTTATGACACACGCCACGAAGTACGAAAAATCATATCTTATAATTATAGTTATAATAATGCGCGAGATGAAGCCATCGATTATTTAATGGCGCGAGGTATAGAAATTAATTCTATGACTTATAATGAAAAAACACACACCCACACCTTGCTAACACTAGATTTTGCAACTTCAATTAATGAGGTGCAAAAATGAGTAGCGCAGCGTTAATGATTTTGATCTTGGGATTATATATAAGACTCTATTTTGTCAAGCAAGAACGAAACCAATATAAAAACACTTTATTAATGAACCAAAAAGAGAGGTATGAAAATGAAAGATAATAACCAATTAAAAGAGCTAGACGTTGAATTAGATAATGCAATGGATAGTTTGCAAAATGTAAGATACGCAATTCAACGCATTATCGATGCTAATGATTTTAAAGTTGGCGATGAGGTTACATTTAAAGATAGCGCACTAGCATCAAATAAGAATGATGCTTTGCCATTGCTTGAAGATGTGCAATTTGTTATTCATCGCATTATACACAAAAAAAATAAAAGCAACGAAACAAAAGTTGACTTGGTTTTTGAAGAATGTAAGGCTCATAATTATTATATCAATAATAAATCATGTAAGTTGCTTGATGAGGGTGCCTATACAATTGAAAATGTTCCAATTAGCGCAATAAAAAAGGAGGGTTAAAAATAAATAAAATGGATGTGCTACTTGCATTATTTGATATTGGATACCAAGAACAAGCAAAGCTTAATGAATATAAGGAAGGTTATGAAACTTATTCGCAAAAAGATATTGATGATGCGCGTGAACTTTTATTTAAAATTATTTATTCATATCAAACTAGGTTGACTGACGAGGATTAATGTATCCGAAACTTCGTCCAGGTGGGCGAAGTCTTAACCATAAAGAGAGGAAACAAAATGAAATTTAAAATTGGCGATAAGGTAGCAATCAAAAGCGAAGTAGAATGGCAACAAGATGAACTTGTTTTTGATATTGATTATCTTGATTATACAATCATTGACATTGAGGATAATGGATTAATTCGCATTAAAGCGCAAGAAAGCGATGGCGAAATAAATTATATTGAAATTGATGGCGAGTCAACAAGTGTACACGATACTGAAATTCATTTATATGAATTACTAATTGACAAAAAGCACTTAGAAAAGAGAGAAAAGTAAATGGAAGTAAAAATAAAATGGATAAGAAAGCCAAGCAACTTAAAAGAAGTATTTTCTAGTAAACCAATGTATACCAACATTGAAGAGTTGCAAGAGATGGATATTGTTATATTGAAAAAGAAAGCTTGGAAAAAGCTTACAAATAACTTTTCTATGTTTTGCGATTTTTTGCCAAGCGACAATATTGTTCAAGTATCTTGCAAAGGTGCGCCAATATATATTGATTGTTGTGGGTACAAAAACGCTAGAAGTGTTGGCGTAGAAGTTGGCACACCTCAATTAACAAGTTGTTGCAATGCATATTCAACGTATCACGATGACGAATTGATTTGTAAAGTATGTTTTAAAAATGTTCCACTTGGCGAGGGTGATGGTGCAGCTACAATGGGCGAGGAAAATAAATGAATAAAATGATTATTTTATTTAGTCGTGTCTTGACAGTAAATAACCTTAGTTGGATTGACTTTTATATAAGTTTTTTAATCTTATTAGTTATTGGTTTATTACTGTTAAGCATTGAAGAATAAATTGTTATACTGACGACGGCGTAAGCTAGAAAACGCGTATTTATTGCGCGTTCTATAACTAAAAAAAGAGAGGAAAGTAAATGAATATATTATATAAACGACGCGAGAATACAAAGATTCATAATATTCTTGGTTTTGAATATATTTATGAGACTGAAAATTATTTCATAGATATTGCAATGCGTCTTAAAAATGAAGATGATATCACAAGCGAACCAACTAACATAATAAGAGGTATCAACATTGAGCATAAAGATGAGCATTATGAATTGTCGTATGATTGCGAAAGATTTATGACAATTAGTGAATATTACGACGTTGTTTATGTTGGTGAATTATCATTGCGCGTTGGTGGAGAGCTAGATTTTTAAAAACCAACCAAAACAAAAAAGAAAAAGCCACTCGTAAGAGTGGTTTTTTTTTGCCTATTCTAAGCGCTTTTTATAGCGCTTTTTTTGTGCCTTATAATAAATTATGTTTTTAGATTGACTTAAATATTTTTATTACACGCATAAAAAATAGTCGTTTTTTGGTGATTTTTTGCCCTACTATTTGCAGTATTATAGAGTTTTATATTATTGATCGCAGGGTTTTTATATTTACGCTGGTAGGGTTTAAAATTTTGAACTTTCACAAAAGCTTTCTGAGTTGCCGATTGCGCCAAAGTAAGCGATCACGATTTTTTATCAAATTAAAACACTTCTCATGCAATGCCACATCTAAATCATGCCACCACCCAAACACTAATTTACAATGCACTGTGTTTTTCACTGGCTGCGCAAAGATGCACAAATTGTCCTCTTCTTGCGATAATGGACATTTGTGAATGGATTGCAATTTTTCAAACATGCCCATACACTCTAACACTAAAGTAAGTAAAGTAAGTAAAGTAAGTATAGTTAGTTACTTTAGTTACTTTAGTTACTTTAGTTACTTCACGTGTCGCCCTATTAATCAACTAAGTACTCAATATCAGTCTTATTCTTTGCATATACGCCACGTTGTAACTTTAAAATACGCTCTTGTTTGATTAGTTTTTTCAGCCATGCGCTTACACTTGCACTACTAGTAATATGTAATGTTTCGCTTAAACTTTGCCTTAAATCTTCATATGTAAAGTTATCACCCATGCTTTTTATATTATCAAGCACACGATCCTCATCGGTATTAGATTGTTCGCGATACCAATATACCTCGCCTTTTGGTAATGGCTGCCGATATTCATAAAGCAACTGCCCTTTGTCCGCATCCGATACCAGTTTAATACCTAACGGCACATTGTGAAATTCGCTATTAGTCCTGGTCTTTGTAATCTTCATTACTTTCAATGGCTCGTGAAAGCTACTAGCCAATTGTATTAGATTATCAAGCCAAAACGAGTAAAAGCTACCACCAAACACCATTGATGTATCCATTGCCACCGCTTTTTCAGCCATTTTCTTATGATGCGCGACAACTAATATAGCTAAATTAAATTCTTTCTTAATATCTTCAATCGTACTAATAAGATTACGCAACTGGTCATTTTTGACTGTATCTACATTACTACTAGTATATAGATTATCAATAATAAGCACATCAAATGGCTCGGGAGCAGCTGTTAGGTTCCCAGTAATCTTTTCATAAGCATTTTCAAAGAGTTGTTTTTTATCAGCACTAACTATTGTAAGGTTTTCTGCTAAAATCTCTTGCTTACCTGGATACTTCTCCATAAGCGCATTAACCATTGGGTTTAAACGATCCGTCACCATTGCATCCATCATCTCAAACTGCACAAGCAATACACGTCTTGGCTTGGGTACTTGAAAGGTCATAAATGGCACTCCCATCGCCACGCATATACCAAATTGTAGCGCAAATAGACTCTTGCCTACATTTGTACCACCAGCAACACTAGTCCTACCGTCTTCCAGGAGTATTTCGTCGCAAATATATTCGACTTTCTTTTGAAACTTGTCCATAAAGTCAAACACCTTATACATAGGATCGCCACCAAAGTCTTCCGGCTTTGTACCAAACAATCTTGTTGCATCTATTAGTCCATACAAGTCGTGAAAGCTATTTCCAGCTACAAAGTAGTCTGTGATGTCCATTTTATCAGGTAGTTCTAATATTTTTAGCTTAATATTTTGGTGATATAGCTTTTTTGCAAGCTTTATAGCACCTTTGCGCCCACTTTCGTCCGCATCATAGCAAATCACAATATTATTAAATGGCCTTAATGGCGAAATATCTTTAGGAATGCCACCAGCGCCCGAGGTCATCGTTATGGCCGGGAATCCATAACAATTTGCACTGATGGCATCCTTTTCACCCTCACAAATAAGTAGCGTGCCATTATGGTCAATATCTGCAAGGTCAGGGTAAATTTTGCATTCAGCATCGCCAAATTGCTTACCCTTATGTCTTTTAATGTGGTTTTCTGTAATGCGAAACACTAACTGCGCTTCCCCATTAACATTGCGCACTCCAATACCATACTTATTTTTTAATGATTCGTCATTCCAGGGTAGTTTTAATGCTTGTATAACAGCCTTATAATGTTCCATATAATTCGCGCGATTATTGGCAAAGTCTGACTCTTTTACAGCGCCACTGCTTTGAACATATAAAGGCTCTTTTACCTTTGGTGGCGTAATTTCTTGTAATGTGTTCATTGATTCTTTCTCATCAAAATGCCATGTATACTGACAGCGATGACAGAAAGCATGGTCAGGTTCAACCTGGATATGATATTCTTTTTTACGGCCCTGACACCCAGTAGGCTCTACACGAGGACAACGCGCTCTTGTCTCTGATGAGGTCATCTCATCAAAGAGGGCGCGAGCCTTACTCACAGAGACTTTTTGAGCTGTGCGATTGTAACTAGTGCTTTAAAAATTTCAATCCCGGTTTCTAATTTCTCTCTTTTTATGACATGGCGATGATACTTACCGTCATCCTTACTAAAACGCATCACTAGACCATGCGATATTTTAGCCTTTGGCTGTGCTTGCTCATACATGTAAGTGTAGGCTGCTAATTGTATCTTATTCTCAGGATAGAGATACTTACTTGTCTTCCAATCTATGATAACAAGTTCATCATCTATCTTAGCCAAGCAATCCACAGTACCACCTACTTGAAGTTCTTCATTAACTAGCACAATTTCTGTTCCTAGTTCTTTAAAGTTGACACGCTTATGCCACTCTAAAAAACCAGCAAATGCTTTCATCGCAGCTTTTTCCTGGTTATAACTATAGTCTTTTGTATCAATAGTTAACCCTCGAAAAAACCCCTCAATAAGCAGATGTACCAATGTGCCAATTTGTGATGCCTCATCTAATACTTTATCTGTATCTTGGCCACCAAGCATCATACGCTTTGTCCATCCAATTAATACTTGTTTATTCCAGCCAAGATGTTGACTAATAATAGTAGTAACACTAGGCACGCGCTTACCCTCATTATTATTATATCTTAACCCATGTAGTTTAAATTTGCTCATTCTGACCTCTTTATTTGATTTGCTACTAATTGAACTATTGGCACGCTCACTGCGTTACCACATTGTTTATATCTTTGTGTATCTGAAATGTCTACCACCTTACCATTAAGATTACCTTTGGCTGTCCACTGATCAGGAAATCCTTGCAAACGCTCACATTCTATTGGTGTAAGACGGCGTATATTTGTTTGATTATAATGTAATAAATCCATATCGCTATGATTACCACCACTATTACCACCACCTGCTAAAGTTGCTGCGTAATCTTGGTTATTTTTGTTTTGACCTTTTTTATTAATAATCGTTGCCTGCTCCATACCTGTATCTAAAGTCTGCGCAATACCCTTGCCAACGCGACCACGCCTAGTCTTACTATTTGGATTGCAAAAGTTGATGCTATCACCCTCTTGCGCAACGGCATAGCCTTTACTTGTAGCTTCTTTAATTTTAACAAATTGATCAGTATTACCACCATGCCCTGTTGATGAATGTAATGTATTAGCATGGGGTTGTTCACTTCTCTTAATAACTTTGCCTTTTGCATCTCTTGTATATCCAAGCATAACCCCATGTTGGTCTTGACCTGTAAGCGTAAACATTGGCTCACCATCTTCTTTCATTCTGCGCCCATTTTGGCGTTTCTCAACTCTATTTGGTGTAAGCACAGCGTTCACTTGTCCATCTCCAGGCAAGGCACATCCCCGCCTATCTTGAGCGTGCTGCACACCTTGTCCTTGTCCTTTGGCTTGCGCTCTTGAAAGTTGCTCTTCATAATGCCGTTTATCATCTTCTGTGATAGGAAATACTTTGGCTGTACTTCCTCTTCCAATATGTCCGACAATGTATATCCGCTCTCGATTTTGGGGTAAAACCCACCTAGTATTAAGAAGTTGGCACTCAACGGTATAACCAAGGTTGGTAAGAACTCCGTAGATGACAGCAAATGTGCGTCCATCGTCGTGACTAAGTAAGCCTTTAACATTTTCGAGTACAAAATAGTCGATTGGCTTTCCAGTTTCGATGTAATGTCGCAAAATCCGTGCGATTTCAAAAAAGAGAGTACCTCTAGTGTCATCAAATCCTTTTCGCTTTCCAGCTTGGCTGAATGCCTGGCAAGGAAATCCTCCACAAATGAGGTTAATGTGATCTGGTAAATCTCGCTCTGGTCGAATAGCGCTAATGTCTCCAAGTTCTTTGGCATTAGGAAACCTGTGCTTGTATACCGCAGATGCGTATTTGTCTATTTCTGAAAAACCTACCCATTCAAATTCATACCCTGCTTGCTCGAATCCCTTGTGGAATCCACCAATCCCACTAAATAGGTCAAGCATGCGCATCTTACTTGCATTTCTCGCATATTATTTTTTCTTTACCATATGTAGGCAGCTGTCCTTTTCTATAGTACATAACGCTGCGCCCATTATGCGTTGAAGGTCTGACCTTCTCCCATGTGCTTTCGCAAATAGGACATGCTTTTATCATCTTATCAACAATTAAGCGCCTTCCTCGCGTCTCTTTATTGTGTATGATACCGCCATTATTGCGCTCATTTTTCTCTTTCTGATCTATAACCCAATCAAATAACATCATTTTTTACCCTCTCTGTGAGGTCAATTTCTTTTTTACCCATTTTCAAGCACGCAAAAAAGACCTCACTGTTTTCGCGCCTTGCTTTAAACTCAGTTAATTTTTCTACTAATGTTTTATAATCCATTGCAGTAAGTACGGTATCTACCATCTCACCATCTTCATTATCATAGGCTATGCTGCCAGCGTAGTGGTCAATTCTCATTAGCTAAACTCCGGAAATCGTTCATATTGATAAAACCAAACACGTTTATAGGTTTGATTATTTTTAGCCGTAGTAAGCGCCAGGCTAATCATCTTTTCATTATTATAAGGCACAAATGCGCACTTATTCATTGGCGTATAGTATACTGCTACAATATCCACACGCTTACTATTAACATATTTAACGCAGCGAACTTGTATGGCTGTATCAGATGTTGGTTTTGTAATGGTTTTGACTTGAATGCGCTTATAAGAGTTATTTTGCAACTCGACCAATAAGTCAACATGCTCAATATCTACTTCAGGCAAGTACACCTTATATCCTTGTCTTAATAATTCCTGGCGTACAGCAAGCTCACCAATTGTTCCTATGTTTTGACTATGCAACAATCAACTCACTATCAGTATGACCATATTTCCACACTCTTAATTGTGAGCGCTCCATATGGTAATGTTCGCCATAGCCATTGTCTGATAAATTGCTAGGATTAACTAATTCAACACTATATACCCACCCTTGAATCTCATAGCGCGGCATTGTACCGCTAACAAGTACATACATATCGCAATCATTAACTTTGCGCCATTTCTTAGCAATGAGATATCCTTCTTTATGTCGAGTTGTTTTTACATCGATGCGTATATCTTTATTATTATGGCCACGCATTTTTAAATCAAATCCGCGCCTATGTGGGCCTATGGATAAATCAGGGAAGGCATTAATAACGCGAGCGAGAGCTAATTCGCCAGCGAAACCATTAATATCGTTATCCGCGTTTACCTTTGCGTTTGAGTTGGTTCCATTTGCGAGGTTCTGTTGATGTCGCTTGGTTCCCACTGTCTTCGCTAGTGTTTGTTCCACTTCGTTTAGTGTTACTATCATTGGTTGTACCTTTGGTATGTGTTGTCTTCTGTTCATGGTGTAATGATGCATATAAAATTGCATAGTTCATTATATCTTGGCATCTGCTCCGCACAGTTTCGTCGCTTACTTGTTTACCAGTTTTTGCGTCATTGCAAATGGCATCAACGTGTTTTAATACGTATACCATCATGGCTTGTTGTGGCGTAATGCCTAAACGGTCAGCAACATGCTTAAAGTTGTAATGTTTGTCAGTATTAGATATAGTGTATTCAATAGATTTAGAATCACTTATGTCTAATGCTTCCGCAACAAACTTGTCTCGATACTCTGAAAATTCTTTATAAGTCATTTTTTAAAACTCGGATCATTTAATACGTTCATAATTCTATCTAATATTTCTTGTGCTATCTTGAAACGAATGACACTATCTGACAAATCAGGCGTTGTGTTGCCATAATGTGTAAGTGTCCTAACAATTGCATCTCCAACAATAGCTATCATTTTTTGTTTAGCAGTCATTTTCTGTTCTCAATTCCTCAATTATCTTATTCTTACGCTTTATTATATCAGTCTGTTGACGAATATGTTTTTCATATTCAGCTATCTTATCATCTTTTTCTCTAATTGTTTCTCTTTGTCGTTCTACAATATCTTGCAAAGCATCAATAATTTGACCTTCTGCACTCCTTTTATTCTTTATCATCATAGTTGTATTTATTTCTTTCCAGCATCAGGCAGCTTACCGCCTACGCCAACCTGGGTGTTGTGTTTAAAGCATTTTGATGCTGGAATTTTATCCGAGGATGAGTTAGCCAACCCTTTGTCAACTTCATTTTTCATTTTCAGTTTATTATCCTCGGACATATAATCTTTATGTATTGCGAAGCACATCTTTAAACATTTCCTCGCTCATAATAAATACCCACTTACCACGATCCTGACGCACTGCAACTAAGTTGGCATTTTTAAATTCTAAATAACTAGCAATCTTCTTACGACGTTTGACTTGCACATGCAGTTCTAAGTCATCACGAGTTGCTTTTATATCTATGTCACTAGCAAGTCCAAACGCACGACCATCACTACCCCAAGAGCGTTCGGCATCGAAGCCGAGGTCAGAGAGTAGTTCTTTGACCTCAACTTCGCCACGATAGCCTTTTTTAGCTACGTTCATTAAAAGGGCAACTCTTCTTTTGTACTGGTCTTCTCTTCATCGGCCTCTAGCGGAGTTCCATTGGTGAAAAGATTATCAGCTGCATAACGTGACTTTATATTGTTCCATTTTTCAGAAACTTCTTTGTCGAGCGCCTTTTTAGGATTTGGTACAACAGTATACTGAGTCTCTAAGTCCTGCCCACTACGAGTAATTGTAATATCGTAGTCTTGTACCTCACCCCATTCTATATTATCAGATAATGCTTTTATCTGACTTAGAATAGTTTTTTGCTTAATCTCAAGAAATTTAACTTGGTCATTAATAGCAATGGTTAAAAACCAAAAATACTTCGCATCTTTTACACCAGTATCTATATCGCCTGGCTCTTTTACTCTCTTTGGTTTATTATCGCCTTCAGGCCACCAAACATATCCTGCAATTGGTGTTGTAAGAATACGCAATCTATTCTCACCTTGTTCTAGTTTTTTCATAAATAACCCCTCAGAACTACTAAGTGGTATATCTAGTCCATCTAAGCTGTTGCTCATATTTGTTTCCTTGTGTTAATTTCCATTGTCTTCTGTCTTCTTTGTGGTGAAGAGACGGAGTGGGTGACCTCGGTTAACGCCGAGGTCGCCTTTACAACCTCATAGCCACTTCTATGTACTAGGCCGACAACTTGACCTAATAATTTTTTGCTAATATTTTGATGTGCTTTTATACCTACACTAGCATTTTTTGGCTCATATGTAGATGTTTTGATGCCACTTGTAATTAATAGTGACCTTATTTTATGTGCTAACTCTAATTGCTCAGAATCTTTCGGTATGTGGATGCGAAAGATCATGGGGCGGCGATTCGGTTATATTGAGAGGATAGAACCGCGCCATATGGCGCACAAGAAGGAAACCGCCCCAAATTATTTAACAGCAGTAGTAATCTTTGTTGTCTCATCTAAGCTCTTACGTGAAATTCTTTTTTCATTGCCTACATATTTAATACGTAGTGTTTCGTTGCATTTGTTTTGCTCTTTTAATTTGACTGCTTTATCTATTGTTTTACGGCTCATTCCAATATAATCAGCAGCTTGAGCTATGCTTAACCAACCTTGCGTTGGTGATATCGGTTTACTCATTCCAATTGATGCTTTCTTGCTGTACACCAAGAATAATAGCAAGATTGTCTTTATGTCTTAAATGAAAAGTTCTTTCACCATTTAACATCATAGTAAGTAGCGCTGGACTAATTCCTGCGAGTCTTGAAATCTTGCGTTGAGATAGGCTATTTTTAAGCAATAATGCTTTAAAGCCAAACTTGGTATGTGTTGTGTTTTGCTCCATTAACGTAGCATTAAGTTACTGTTATGTTAAATTGTTTTACAAGGAATAATTTGGAATATTACAAAATATTATGTAATATTATACCATCTTAGAGGATAGAATTATGACAAATAAAATATTTAAATCAGATTTAGAAGCAGTCAAGTACATCGTAAAACAAAGCGGTGAAACATCTTGGATGCTTGAAAAGACAACTGGTATATCAAGACAACAAATTGATAGATGGCTTAAAAATGAAACGAAAGCAATTCGTAGGCCCACTATTAATAAGTTGGCGGAGAAACTTGGCTATCAGATAACACATAATAACCGCGGCGTAGCCGTATCACCACATACCAAACAAACGTCAGGAGACAATAACATGGAAATAGGACTATATGAAGATCATATTGCGCTACAGAAGGATAAAATAATTACGCTAGAGAAAGAAAACCTGCACTTAAAGCAATCTTTAAAAGCAAAAACCCCGGAGTCATCTCATTGGGATGATTTAAAATTTCATTACCAAACAGAAGTTGAATTACATTGGACATCTTTTGGAGTTTTGGGTAGAACTATATGGAGCGTGTCTAACTTAAAAGAACAATCTAAAATACTTGGATATTCCGAAAGTAAGTTAAAAGCTATGTGGGATGTTGGCACTAAATATCCCGATATGAGTCAACACCCTATTGATGACATACTCCATCAAGATAGTAAAGATGAGCTTCAAGATATTGCTTTGTAGGTGCTATTTCTTATAATAAGATTGAATGGACAACTCAAAAGGTTTATTCTAAAATAGCATTTTTAATTGATCCGGAATAAACTCTTGCATTCATTCACCACAATAAAAACAAGGAGACAAACACATGGCTACTATAAAAAAGCAGAGTCGTAGAAATTTATATCGCGTATCATATAAACACCCAATTGATGGGCATGATAGTGATTATTTTAAAAATAAAAAAGATGCAGTAATGGCATTAGCTCACTGGCAAAAGATAGAATTACTTGTAAAGATGGATCTAGATTGGGAAAGTGAAATGCATGAAGCTGAAAAGCCAATTACTGTGCAAGAAATAATTGACTTGCATAAAAATAATGTATTAGCTAATAAAAATAACATTAAGACGAAACGTACATACAATACAATGTATAATAGTTTATTGCGCGTATTTCCTGGTGATACTGTCGCTCAAAATATTAGAACTATGACACGCGAAATAGAAGGCGTAGAAGTTGTAGGCTGGCAAATATATAAAAGACATGAAGAGATTGTGCGAGGTCGCAGTAGGAACGGCATTGATAGCTATATGAATGATATGATGATTATGTTTCGCTGGGCCTATGATCAGGAATACATTGCAAAGCCAGTAATGAAAAAGAGCGATAGATACAAATTTGACGAAAAACCAACAGTACAGTTTAAAACCTGGTCAACTAATGAAATCAAAACATTATTTGAACACGATGGGTTAAATCAATTTCAACGTGACTTACTTTTGATATATGCGCTTACTGGTCTGCGAGCTAATGAATTAACTGGTATAAATAAAGATCAACCATATAAAGAGTTACATTGGAAACATGTGGATTTAGATGCTAAAACAATGCAAGTACAAGTAAAGGCAAAGCAACGCATACGCGAAACAATTGACATACATGATGATGTAGTAGCCATACTACGTAAATGGAAAAAGCGTGGATATGCAAGGCCACTTAATTTTCATTATGATGACTTAAATGATTACATACGTGAGATCAGTGAGATTACAGATGTGCAATTTACTTGCCATGATTTGCGCAGAATGAAGTCACAAATAGCGCGTAAAGAGTATCACAATGTAAATGATGCTGCAAAAGCAATTGGTGATAAATCAACAGAAGTAGTGAATAACCATTATGCTGGTGAGACAGTTGCGGAGCAACGCTTTAGAAATAAAGGCATTGCCAACAAACTCTATGAAATCGTTGGGCAAAGCTAGTCTAATGGAGTATCGTCGTAAAGCATGGATTTTGTCACAAAATTTTGTGACAGAAAATTCTTGTCACAATATGTCACAAAGAAATATTCCATAATATGCCATAATATGCTAAAACTTGAAAATTGGATATATAGCAAGAAACCCCACGGTGGGTGAGGTTTCTTGACGAGTACCCGGGGCCGGACTCGAACCGGCACGCCCAATTGAGCAACAGATTTTAAGTCTGCTCCGCTGTCGTCGAGAAAGTGTTGTTTTGTCACAATATGTCACAAAATTTATGAGATTAGTTGTCTCATCACCACCTGGCATGACCATACATCAGGCGCTACTTGGTTGAATGTCAGTGGGGCAGCTAATCTTACATAGTGTAATGGCCCAGTTACACCATCTTCACTATATATAAATGGTTTGCGATTTGTTACCGTATTAGAAAAGGTTAGTAAGCTTGTTTTATTTGCTGTGGTCATATGATCTAGGCTTAGTTTTAACACTTTATAGTTGTCATGCTTATTAATGTAATATCTATTTGAACCATGTGCCTTAATTTCTTCTGTGCCAAATTTATGTTCTGTAATTACATTAGCTGTTGGCTGTATAGGCAATTCTAAAGCATTGCCAAAAAATATTTGAGATATACCAGTTAAATCACCGCCAGCACTGACAGTAAAATAGCGAAAATCTCCTGACGCAAGGCCAATTAAGTTCCAGCCTACAGCTGTATTACTTAAAACTTTTGTAGTGCCATCAAATGGGCCACTACTTGCATCATCTCGATAAATAGTAATATCATTACCAGTAGCTACTGTGCTATAAATTGCGCAAAATGACACTGTAGTTGCACTGCCTAAGTCAAATTGTAATCCTTCGTGAGATACCCATCCACCAACAACAGTGGTTAAATCCTCATCTATGGCATTTTCTTCGTTAGTTAATGTGTTACTATCACTAAAAATAGAACTACCAGTAGAGCCATCATTAAGTGTTGCAGCATATGATTCAACATTGTCATAATATATTGTAGCTGCCATTATGCACTCTCTTGTAGCGTAATAGATGTAGAATATGTATTAGTTGCTACTTGGTTAAATGTTAAAGGTTTGCCAAGTCTAACAGTGTGATACTCACTCTCATCATAATAAACAAACGTATATAAGTTTTTATAATCTGATTGCAATGATTCTAATGCGGTTTTATCTGACTCTGTTAACAATGGTATTTTTAATTGCCATGTGCGTAAGTCTGTGTCAATTTTATTAGTAAACTCTGTATTGTTGTAAGTACTAGCAATAAAAGAATTATATGGTTTAGAAATAGTAATGCCAGCACCACTAATTGGTAACTCTAATGAATTTGCACCAAAAAATATTTCTGTAATACCATCAACTGTACCGGACATAGCAGAAATATGCCAATAACGATTTGATGCTTGTGTAAATCTTCTAATATTCCACTTAGTAGTAAAATCAGCAGTAAAAGTACCAACATTAGTAACAACTCCAGTTGATGCATCATCGTGATGCACTCCAATACTATCTGTTTCAGATGCATTAAAAAACAAAGCAACAAAATCAATTGTTGTGCTAGTACCAAAATCAAATTGCAATGAATCTATTGTGGTCGCTCCAGTTTCAGAATTGAGATTTTTACTAAAACTAGTCATAGCATTTACAGTGTTTCTGTCAGTAGCTCTGCTTTCATTAGTAATTGTATTAGTATCACTAAAAGTATAAACATCATTTGGGTTCCCAGCATTATCTGTGCCAGGAGTCAAAGTACCATCATTAATGGTTGCAGTACTTGTACCAACATTGTCATAATATAACCTATGTGCCATTACGCTTTATACACTTCCATTGCTTTGATTTTAAGACTATTTACAGTACGTGTTGTTTCTGTAATCCGAAACTGATAATCGGTGTATGCTCCACCTCGAAAGCGAAAATTTGCTGGTGGATCACTAAAAGTAATAATATCGCCAATCTCCAGTGTCCATTTAGTAGGATCAAGAATTTCACATTGAGCAGTAATGCGTTGGTATTTAAATAACCTTAGTAAATTTCTTGCTGCTTCATTTTCATTTACCCAGTCTTGATTTAATGTTACAATACCATCATTACTACCAAAATTATAAGTGCTTTTTGTTGTAGTGTCTTCAAAGTAGGAGTTAAACAAATATGTACCAGTCGCTGGATGTTTGCTATAATTGTAATTTACTTTCCATATCATGTCACTTAAAGGTATTGTGCTAAATGACGCATTGCGATACATAGCTGTAGTAAGGTTCTCATCCACAGCTTTGCTTGTTGCGTCTTCTAATAAATAATAAATCTTTCCATCGCTTGGATTCACATAGCTAATAAAACCAGCTTCTTTTTGCAACTTATTTAATGCCTCTTGTACGGTCATATCTTCGTCTTCAATAGTACAACGAACTAAACCACTGCTATTGTAATTACCTTCAACTGCTGCTTGAGATGTATCATCTACTGTGCCAGCACCAGGGCCAAAATTAATTAATATATTTTCATGTACTTCCGTAGGCCCATGATCACTTAATTCGGTATAACTATCTTCTAGCAATGTGCCATCTGCACCTACATAAATAGTTTCAGGAATTTGCTCACCCATACTTTTCTGTGAATATGTTGTTGTAGATTTTTCTACATCCACAAATGTAGTAATGTCTAAATACACACTGTAAAGCTTTAAAGACCTTACATGATTATCATCAATATTTCTCACACTCAATACGATATCAGTTAACTTCGTACCTGGCTCATACCCTTGCGCTGAACCAGTATTCCAAGAAGATGTGATGTCTTTTTTTACAACATACTTTGCATCATTGACAAATGTAGACCAAACATTATTTCCTGACCAACCATTAGCAGTTGTCATAGATTCTGATACTATGTTTGACAAAGTATCTGTACCACTATTATCATAAATATGAGCTGCGCTAAAATTCACTACTCCTTCGGGAAAACTCGAGCCGGATGCAATAACTACCGCTACTACTTTTGCTATCGTGCCATTTAACTGGCCACTCATAGCCGCGGCTGTTCCGGCTGGACTACCACTTGCAGAACCAGTTGTTGCAAATGTAATAAAGTCATCATCATTATCATTAATAGCATTTGCTGCGTTAACATTAACATCAAGAGTTAAATTTGATACTGCACTATTAGCGAGATGTGTTACTGGAGAAAGTCTTATTGTGTTTTTAAAAAATGTTTTTTGATTAGTAGTGTCTGAAACATTATTAATACGTATCACGTTTGTGTTAAATTTTGAAGAAGTTGCAGTTGTTGCATTTTCAATTGGAATGAAGCGATCAATGCTAGGAATGTATATTTGCCCTCTACCGCCACTATTATTAAATCCTTCATCATAATATACATAATCGCTATCATGTGTAAGTAGATGCACTGGTCTAACATTTTTAGAGGTGCATAGGCCAGGACTAGATTCAGTTGAGCTATTTGCATTTGTTGTATAATCTCCATAGCTAATAGGTTTAGACTTACCCAATACAGGAAGATTATACCCTGATTCATTTTCTACTTGCTCATGTAAAACTTTATTATATCTCCAAGATGCATAATCTTCGCAATTTACAGAAATTTCTTTATCAGTAAGATTAGAGATGCTTACTATTCTACCAGTAAAAACTTTTAAACATTGTGATAGCGCTGATGTTGTACCATCTGTAGCAAAATATATTGTAACTACTTTATTTGTGCGCTGTCCAAATGTTGTATCATATCCATTATTTGCAATGCGCAGAGTAATATTGCTAGTTCTACTTGTATGATTGCGCAAATTAATACTAGAAGTAATGCCTGGAGAGTTAAGCAATCTACCATCATACGCTTGAGAATCAACTGTTACATTTCTTGTACTAAGGTATATAGTTGAACTACCACCAATATGCACCAATGGAAATATATCATTATTGCGTTTAAGACTGTTGGTGAAATTGCTATGGGGAGATAAAGCCATAAATTACTATGCGTTCGCTTCACGCCTCATCTCTTCTCTAATCGCAGGCAATACTTTAGTTCTCACATGCTCTTCGTCACCAACCATATCCCCAGCAATATTGATTGTTAGACTACTTCCTGGTGAATCACCATTATTCATTTGAGCTAAATTTTGTAATCCAATATTGTCCACTGCGCTTCGTTGCATAATAAATTCACCAGCCTGCGCTAAAATAGGTACATTATCCTGGCCTTGAACCATACCACCAGTAGCAAAGCGCTGAATACCAGTATTTTGTATAAGTCCACCAGTGTGACCAATAAATCCTGACATTGCTTGTATTAAACTACCCCCTAATGCACCAGCACCTCCTGGAACCATAATAGATACAATTTGCCCTAAAGTGCTAAGAAATGATTTCATTTTGTCTTCATTACTTGCAGTACTATCCATCATTGTTTTCATACCTGATGCCAAAGCAGTTGCCGCTGCCGCCGTGTTGTATAATTGGTCTTCTAGTTCTTTTTGCTGTTTCTTTTTCTTTTCGGCTTCTTCCTTATTGGCTTTATCTGCTGCTTCATCCGATGCTCTTTTTCTCTCAGCTTCTCCACTTAGCTCAGCTCTTTTTTGTTTTAATTTTTCTAATACTGCTGTTACTTCTTCTGTCGATCCTAGTAATAATGCATTAGTTTCTATTTCTAGTATAGTAGCGTCAATGTTTTTTAATTGCACCATAGTTGTTTCATCTAACAACTCTTTAAAGTTTTTTTGTACCGTTTCTAGCTCGGGATTAATCTCTGATCGGCGCTTTAATTCAGCATTAATTGCTTTAATTCTTGTTTCAAAATGTTCTGCATTAACATTTGTAGCAACTTGAGTAGTGTTAAATTCATCTGACTTTGTTTTTAATCCGTCAAGAAGACTAGTGCCTTTTAGTATTGTAACACCGTTTTTAGAAAACACATCGTTCAAACCATTATAGTTTTCAATTATTGTAACCGTTCCATCTGCCAACATATCTTGCGCTGGCCCTAAAAATTTAATGCTATCACCAAAACTAATTGTTGATTGTGCTGCTTCTTCAACTGGTTTTTTAGAATTTTCTATTTGCTGATTTAAACTGGCTAACTCTGATTCTAACTCACTTACAGACATTGTCTCAATTTTTACATTGAATTTTTCAAGCGATTCTCCAAATATATCAAAATCAGCATGTCCAGTCTTGGCAAATGTCAAAAATTTATCTGCTGCACTAGCAAATTGCCCTAATCCAATTGTTGCACTCTTTAAAGCTGGTATAAATATATCGCCAATATTAGCAGCAAGTCTTGTCACTGCATCAGTCATATTGCTAAATGCACCAGTAAATGTTTGTGACATCCTATCTGTACTACCAGCAATACCAGCCGCAGGATCGACTAATGTACGCTCTAAAGCTTTGCGAAATTCAGGTAGTGTAATTTTACTTAAATCGTCAATTTTAGAAAAACTTTTTACAAGATTAAGTACGCCTCGCTCTCTTAGAATGTCTGCCGCGCCTGCTCCTCCAGCATAAGCTCTTCCAAGTGAATTAGCAGCTTCTGTGGCAGTTGTTCCCATAAATGCAGCAAGGTCTGTTACAGGCTTAATCATGCTTTCAGCGTCTGCGCCGAATGCTTTTAACTGCGCACCGGCTTCTACTACATCTTGCAGGCTGAACGGCGTAGTTGCCGCAACTGTATTAAAGTTTTTAAATGCTCTTTCTGCACGCTCTGCTGATCCCATTAAACCAGTTAATCTAGTTTTTACATTTTCAAACCCTGATGAAGCATCAATAAACTTTTTAAATGCTAGAGCTACTGTACCAAAAGCAAAACTGACCAGTAGTAAGTTGTTACGCAATCGAGACATATTGCGCCTAAAACCGGCAGCAATACCACTACCTTTATTTGCTTCTCGTGAAAATGCTCTCGTTGATTTTGTGACTTTTTCAAGCGCTGTATTCGCACCTTTAAATCCTTTGGTGCGTATTTCGATTATAAATTTTTCAGCTGCCATCTTTTTCCATTCTTTGAATTGCTAAATACTCTTCATCAATAGCGCTAAAAAGCGACATACGTTCATATTCAGCATCGTTTATAGAGCTATATAGCGCAAGATTAAAGCGTTTATGCATTAAATATTCTTCTAATAACATCATAACATCTGTATCATAAAAAAACGTACTATCAGCGCAAGATAGCATGTTATAATATAATTGTTGCCCTGGTGTAAATTTGCCAGTTTGGTCTTCTGCAAGCACACGATAAATCTCATTCCACAACTCTTCTTTGGTATATGTAATGGATTTTTTTAACGTGGGCGATTTAGCGCGATATGGAAAAACTAAATCACGTGACTGTACACTATGATAATTCATCCACATCGCAACGCGTGCTTTTAATTCTTTTTTTTCGGTGGATTCTTATACCTAGAATAAATATCGCTTAACACTATATCAATATCTGTATCGTCTAAATGACTTAATGATGCTTCAGGATCATCAAAAGCATATGACATGACAAATTCCATCACATCATAATACTTTTCTAAATCCACTTTGCCATTAGCATCTAATGTGCTAATCTCTAAACGATGTAATTCTCGACGTTTTTGAAATGTTAATTCACGTACTTCAAAATTACCATGTTTTGTTTTTATGGTCATACAACCTCACTATGTGTATTACCCCAGGTTTTACGCGGCAGTGTTAATACTTACGACAGTATTGCTTGTATTAGCTCCATCGTAAGTACATCTAAATGGAATAACAGTTTTCCAACCATCATCATCAAAATTTATTGAAGCAGTATCTAATATTGCTTTTGGCGCTTGGATTTGAAATACAGTCGTATCTAAATCAATTGCGCATACTGGCTCGGCAGTATCAGCAAATGTAATTGCAGATTCTGATTCAGCATCTCGCTTGACAGTTAAGCTTCCAGTGACATCATAACCGCCAACGGCATAACCAAGCGGTTTAAATCCATTACTAGCAGTATCAAAACCAACTCGACTAACAGAGCGCTCAATATTTAAATTAAAACTATATAGTACTAAATCTTCAGCACTACCTGAATTGATTTCTGTTTTAGATAAATCATGCATATTAAAGAAATTTACATGTTGTGCGATTGTAGTATGCGTACCACCTGAAAAAGTTAATACAGATGATACTGGAGCATAGCCTGTAACAAATGTAGCAGTACCCATCACCATGCCACCATCACTACCAATATCGCCAGTTAAACTAAACGATGTACACATACAGCTTTTAAAGTGCGTATCT